GTAGCCTAATTTAAGGAAATCGTTTAAATCTAGGTCTCTTCTTGGATATACATAGTCCCAAAAGATCAGGTATGCAGGTAAATTAGCACGTTGTGCCAGTAATCTAGTTAAATCTGTGCTTTTATATAGACTTCCTTTGTATTTACAGGTCTCGGCAAGGAATAAAATGTTATTAGTGTTGCAAAAATGACACACTTTGTATTCACATATATCTATGTCCAAAGTTTTGAAGCTGTCATTCATAATGTTTCTATGCCAATCATTATAAACGCCAGTGGATTTAGAATAGTATAAGTTTCTAGCCACTGTTATAATCTCTGACATTTTTTTGATACTGTAAATCCGAAAGTTGTTTTTGCATTTCTAATTTTTCATCTTGCATCCTAGAGATAATGGTTTTGAGATTACCATTCTCTTCCATGGTAGATTGTAGAGCTTTCTCATGCTGGATAAGTTTCTCATGTAACTCATCTATCTTAACTTCTAAATCTAAATCGCCTCTATGCTTTCTAATCATATCCTTTGAACTCTTCGTATACAACCTTTAGGATAAATAGTAGGATTGCCAAATTCAATACTACCATCATCATCAAAACCAACAGAACTAGCTGTATAAACTTCACGATCAGTTTCTTTAATGAGGTAACAAACGTCATAGCAAACCGACAAACTACATTCCAAGATATCCTCTTCGCTAAACCATGTCTGATGATTGAGAGCTGTGATATCAGTCCATTCAATCTCAATCCTAGGGTATGGAAAAGGTTTTTCATTTTGATTGTTCATGTTCTTTTTTCTTTCTTAAGAAACTTCTAACCATATCTTCTATTTTAACTTGACCTTTGGTGATATCGTCTTGTATCTTAATCATCATTTCTGCGTTTGGAAGTTTCCAGTATCTAGGGTTGCCAGACAAACAGATCCTTACAGCTAAAGTTGCAGGATTCTTTCCTTTGAAACCAAGGTTCTTTGCTAATTGCTCAAAGGTTAAACCTTTTTCAATTCTGTAGTCGTTGAGTGTCATTTATTCTCCTGTTGTTTATAAATTTTGTATATATCATTTTAATGTATTGACAACTAATTATTTATGATTTAGGTGTGAACAAAATAAACAACTTATGAACCAAGATTTAGAACTTAAGATTAAACAAAGGTTATCAGGTGGTGAGGGTCATCATCATTTATCTCCCTCTTCACTTGCTATACCTCTACCTAAATTTTTCATTAACTACCTCATGTTCAATCAAGAGGAACGAAGAAAACAAATAGCAGGATACAAAGCTCACTACGGAAACTTATGTAACAATCCAACGCAAAGATTTTTATGTTCAAAAATATTTGAAGCTGGAAAACAATTCACTCCAAAGAAAAAAACTTTAGACGAACATATCCAAGATGAGTTTGAACTCGTAGATAAAATTCCTGCAAGAGATGAACGAGATGAAGTGTGCAGAAAAGAGATGAAACAGTATGTCAAACCCACAGCAGATCAGATTGTCAAAGCCGTGAAAGAAATATTTGGAGATCAAACATTAGCAGCAGAAAGATATGTTCACACCAATGAAGATGGCTTGATCTTTGATGTGCTTGGCAGGATTGATTACGAATCAGATAGCACCATCATGGAGTTAAAAACAAAACCCATTAACTTCAGACAAACGAAGAGTGGATTATCAGCATACAAACAAAAGCTACCTGATGAACCAGATGAAGCACACATGAAACAGTTGGCGTTCTATTGGAAAGCTACAGATAAAACTCCATACCTTGTCTATGCAAACCATGAGGAATACAAAATCTTTAAACCAGAATTACCGCAGCTAGAATATTATTATCAGCAGATGATTAACAAAGCATTCATCATACAAAACTTATTAGAGATCAGTGAGGCAAAAATTGAAACGATAACGCAACTTGTAGAACCACCAGATTTTAAGAGCTTTTACTATAGCGACTTAACAGCCGCACAACTAGAGAAAGTAAAGGATGCATGGAAGTTGTGATCCCCTTATTAGAAAACATAATTTCCATGCTTAAAAACAACAAACGAAAGGAAACAATATGATGGATGAACAAACCATAAGACGTATCAGTCATCAACGAAGAAAGGATCTACATAAAGTTGATGTACTGAAATTAAAGTATGAACTTGCTAAACAAAAAGACACCAACAAGTTCTTAAAGACCATGCAATACTTACTTATTGCAATGATGATGATAACCTTTGTCGGTATCATTACAGTAAACAACAACGCAGAAACAACAATAGGGACTAGACTATTAGAGTTGTTCTACGAGAGAGGATATTTAGAAAGATGAGAGATAAAATAAAACAAGTGATGGATCTTTGCAGTGAGGATGGAGTGTATGTCAATGACCGAGGTCAGCGTACAGTTTCTGCTTGGTCCAAGATAAAATATTTTAGACAAGTCTTTGGATCAGACTATGGAGTGCAGTTTAAAATCATGGAGCATTCAGATCGTGCTGTGATTATGAAGTGTATCATTAGCACAAAAGATCCAGAGTTTGTAATGAGTGAAGCCTATGCAAAAGTATACAGGGATAAACCTGGTTACCTTGAGATTGCACAGACCTTTGCTTTCACACGAGCTTTAACCTATCTGGGAGTGTTGGATGATGACTTAACGAGTAAAGAAGAATACGAAGCGTTAGGTTTAAACATTCGCAGCGAGGATAAAGAAACATCACATCAGAATAATGATGATGATGAATTGGATGATCCACTCCCAAAGGGAGTTAATCCAGAAGAAATCAAGCAGGACTTTAAACAAGCTCCGCACTTACCGAGATTAAAATATCTACGAGAGGTGGTCCACAAAGATGGAATTGATTTCTTATTAAAAAATAGTTTGCGAGATTATAGACAAGTCACTGACATCTATCAAACTCGTGAACATCAACTTGAGCAAGAGGGTAATTTTACACCAACCCCTGCTCACAATATATAAGGAGCAACAACAATGGCAGATAAAATATATATCAATCTAATGCCAAACCCAAAGAAACAGCCAGGTGATAATCAACCTGCTTTCATTGGACCAAAGAACGAAAAATACCCTGACAAAAATTGGACGATTGGGGTTAAAATCGGGGAGTCATGGTATAATCAAGCAGCGTTTGAGTCTACTGATATACAATCAGGAGAAGCGAACGGCGGTTTAACTGTGATCCTAACACCTGCTGAAGGAGCTGGTAAATCAGCACCACAAAGAGGTGGCTATCAACAGAAATCTTTTGGTAATAATAACTTCCAAAAGAAAACAAATTTTGCTAATAAGCAGAATTATAGGTACTAAATATTGTTATAGGAAGTATCTATACTGAGACAGGCGGGGTTTTTCATATATGGTCATCTCTGACTATCCTTTCGAAAAAGTTGTTTTTCCTGCCTGTCTCGTAAAACAACAATGATGAAATTATTAGATTTATTTAGTGGGATTGGTGGCTTTAGTTTAGGTTTAGAGTCTACCGGTTATTTTAAAACGATTGCTTTTTGTGAGAAGGATGAGTTCTGCCAAAAGGTATTAAAGAAACATTGGAAAGACATACCAATAGAAAGCGAGATAAGAAATGTCAAAGGATCAAACTACAAAGCAGACATCATCACAGGAGGATTTCCTTGCCAACCCTTCTCAGTTGCAGGAAAGCGAAAAGGAACAGACGATGATCGCTACCTCTGGGATGAAACTATTAGAGTCATTAGAGAAACAAAACCGAGGTGGTTTATTGGAGAAAATGTTGAAGGCATTATTAACATCCAAGACGGCATGGTACTCCGACAGGTGCAAAATGATTTGGAAGGAGAGGGTTTCCAAGTCCAAAGTCTTGTTATTCCAGCTTCAGGCATCGGTGCGTGGCATCAAAGGAAAAGAGTCTGGATTATTGCACACTCCAACAGCAACAGAAATAGGAATGAGATCACCAGCAGCAATGGAGAAAAGAAAGAAGTACAGGGAGAGCATAGGAAGAAAAACAGTCCCACCGGGAAATCTATTAGAACAAATTCACATGATGTATCCAACTCCAACTCAAGACTCAGTGAACGAGAGGCATCAGAAGTACAAGCAAGGAGGGACACCTTTGACGATGGCAGTGAGAATGTATCCAACTCCAACAGCTTCAGACATGGAGGGTGGAGCAGCGAAGGATGTGCAAATAGAGAATGGTCGTTTCTTCAGAGAGAACAAGAAGGGGGAACGATGGGGAGTGAAGTTAAGGGATGCTATGGAAATGTACCCTACCCCGACAGCGAGGGATTACAAGGACTCTGGGATGCATACGAATTACAAGAAATTAGAAAAAAAGAGAAGATTAGCCGGTCAAGTCATGATGGAACACAGGAGAATGTATCCAACACCAATGGCGAGGGATTGGAAAGGCAGCTCGGGAAGAAGTTACAAGGGTCTGGAGTGCGATCTACCAACATCAGTAAATCAAAAACTTGGTGGCAAACTCAATCCAGAATTTGTGGAGTTCCTCATGGGATATCCTTTGAACTGGACAAAGCTAGAAACAACAGAATAAAATCACTTGGCAATTCTATTGTTCCACAGATTGTAAGACAATTAGGATTGGCTATAATGGAGGCAGAAAATGACAACAATTAATCTTGAAGAACAAATCAAACAAAAAATAAGAGAACAAAGAAATAAAGATTATGGAGATTATAAATTTAATTTTAATGTTCTTGCTATGCTTTTCTCTGTAGTGCTTAGAAATATTTTAAAAGATGATTTAAAGCCTTATCAAGCTGCACAGATTATGATGATGTTAAAAATGTTTAGAACAACAACAAATTTTAAAGCTGATAATTATATAGATCTTGAGATCTATTCGTCAATGGCAAAACAATTACACCAAGAAGAAACAGAAGAGTAGACAAATGTATATAAAAACGATATATGGAAGTTGTAGTTTTGAATTTATTGAAAAGTTTGAGACTGCGGAGAAAGCTGCGAAAGGATCTGAGGGTCAGTTCGTAGAAATTAAAGTTAATGATTATAAGATTGACTTTACAAAAGTGAGGAGAGAAGATGACGAAAGTCAGACAGGAACTCCAAAGACTGAGGGACAAGGAGCAAAGAAAGTATGAACTTGGTCTTGCCTTTCAAGCGAAAGCTAGAAAGTATCTTGAGGAAGCTAAGAAACTTTCCTTCAAGGTTCAAAGAGTTCAAGAAGAACTTACCACATAATTGGTAGGTAATATAAAAAACAACTTATAACTGTGCAAACAGAGAAAGGAACTTATGTCTCAAAATTCAACACAAAAATTATTAGACGAATATAATTACAAGATAAACATTTCTGCTTATGGAAACTTAACAGATCGTGAAATTCAAATTCACCAATCTGCTTTTATGACAGGATATAAACTCGGTCAGGAGCATACCTTAAAAGCTAAGACAAGAACTAAGTTTGTTTATGTCCCTGCCAATAAGAATAAAGCAGTTAGAATTAATATTAGTGATGCAGCGAATAAAAA